TTAGAATTTCTTCCATGTATCCCTTACAAACAATATCAGTAACGGGAAAATCTCAAGACGTCCTGCCAGCATATCAAAAGTAAGGATAAGCTTTGAAAACCATGAGAACATACCGAAGTTTCCGGTAGGTCCTACCAGCTCAAGACCTGGTCCGATATTATTAAAGGTTGCCGCAACCGCCGTAAAATTCGTGATCAGATTGAAATCGTCAAAGGCAATCAGGAATATGGAGGATGAAAAAATCAGCATATATACAATGAAGAAAATATTTGTGGAACGAACAACTTCATGTGGGATGGCTTTGCCGTCCATTTTTATTTTCTTTACCGCATTTGGATGCAGAAAAATATGAAGCTCCTTGCGGACTGTTTTGCAGAGAATCAGGATTCTGGATACTTTAATGCCGCCGCCTGTACTTCCGGCACATGCACCGATAAACATCAGCAGTACCAGGATTGTCCGCGAAATTTCCGGCCAGGTATTAAAATCTGTTGTTGCATATCCGGTTGTTGTGATAATGGAACCAACCTGGAAAGCTGCCTGCTGAAAAGCTTTGGCTGCACTTCCGAAAATATGGTAAATATTGCAGGTGATGATAAGAATTGCAATACCGATGATTCCGAAATAATACCGCACTTCTTCCATTTTAAAAGCCTGAGCAAATTTTTTTGTGATAATGAAAAAGTAAGCATTAAAGTTAACGCCAAATAAAATCATAAATACAGTAATGACTACCTGCAGATATGTACTGTAACTGGCCATGCTGTCATTTTTAATACCAAATCCTCCGGTACCTGCAGTACCGAAAGCTGTACATATGGAGTCAAACAGCGGCATACCACCGACCAGAAGAAGCAGGATCTGGATCACTGTCATTACGAAATAAATAGAATACAGAATTTTGGCAGTTGACTGTACTTTTGGCGCAAGCTTGCTTACAGATGGTCCGGGACTCTCCGCTTTCATAAGATTCATATGATAACCGCCGGTAAGTGGCAGAAGGGAGAGGATGAAAACCAGAACACCCATTCCGCCGATCCAGTGCGTGAAGCTTCTCCACATCAGCATACAATGAGGAAGTGCCTCCACATCGCTGAGAATAC